TGTGTAATCTTCAATAACCCTTGTCTTTGCCACTTCTTATACAATTCACTGTTGCTATTGTCAAAGAGTGCTGAATGTGGCAAATAATAATAGGTCTTAAATATAAATTTATCATCTGTCGGTATCATTACAGAGACTGCTGTTAAGTCACTCACTGCTGCAAGGTCAACACCGACATAAGCAATATAATCTTTATAGTCGTTTATATCTACTTTCTTGGTACAGTTAAGAAGTATTTCATTACTTATCCAAATGTCACTAGTTGCTAACCATTGATTAAAATTCTTTGTACGTGTTGAAATCTCCAAAGATGGGTTATTTTTTGCTTGCTGTATCTGTTCACGTAGATACTGAGGTTTTACAGTTACACCCAAATTAGGATTGGCTTTAATCCAAACGTTTTCATCTTGCCAATCATCATTTTCATCTAGTGTGTAAATCGCTGTAAACTGTGAATCATCTTGTTTAGTTCCGTGTAGAACTTCAACATTGGTTGCACGCATTTGGTAACAAAAAGAAAACAAATTAAAGCCTGCTGTTGTAATTGCAAGTGCTATAGGGTTATCCCTCATTCCCTGGCTAGATTTCATTACGTCGTACATCTTACTATCTGGATAACTGTGTACCTCATCAGCACAATAAAAGTAACTGTTCCAACCGTCATTATTTCCACTGTCACTTGAAAGAACTTGTAGAAATGATTTGGTTTTGTCAAACTTGATTTTATCCCTATAAGCCTTAAACCACTTGTGTTTAGGGTCTAACTTGGTTATTATATTGGAGCACATATCAAAACAGATTTGCGCTTGCTTTTTGCTGTTTGCAATCAACTCCACTTCACTATTGTTTTCGCCATCTGCAATTAAAGCGTAGAGACATAAAGCACTAGCGAAAAAGGTTTTACCGTTCTTTCTCGCTACCTCTATATAAACGTTCTTAATAACTCGCTCGTTTGTGCCTTTGTAGTAAAAGCCATATATATTGTATATTATCCACTTTTGGAACGGCTCTAAAATAAATGGTTTACCGTTGAAACGTCCAGTGAAGTGCTTTAGTTTCTGACAAAAGGAAATAACCTTATCAGCCTTTTCACCTCTAAACTCCAAGTCTTCACGTTCAAACCAAGATAAATACCTCTTTACTGCTAACTTGATATATTCACAAGATACGATTTCACCTTTTAAAACTTTGGTAGCATATTCAATGTATTTAAATGGTACACAGTATTTTGTTTCGTAATCTTTATAGTTCATTCTTTTTTCTTTTATGTACCATCTTTTGAGATAAACTTTGTCTAATCTTGTGAATCTCAAAATTATTATTTTCTTTAACTGTACACCATCTAAGATTACTTGCTTTATTATTTGCAGTGTTGCCGTCTATATGGTCTATTTGTGGTTTGTTTTTAGAGTTTGGTATAAAGTGAGTTGCAACTAATCTGTGGATATAGATATATTTTGTTTTTCCGTTTTTATGAAGTCCCACAACAAAGTAACCTATTTCAAAATCAGATTTTCTTTTTCTCAAAGATGGTTTTAATATTTTAGATGGTGTTATACGATAAGTCCATCCAAAATTAAGTTTCCTACTTAGGCTTTTAACTCTGCCTAAATTACTAACTTGGTATAAACCTTCGTAACCAAGTACATCTTTCCAAATTTCTTTTTCTTCCATTGCTTTAGTTGGTATTAGATAAATTATTTATAAATCGTTGGTATTAATTTAAAAGGGGAAAAGGCTACCAACTAAACCAGTTCGACTAGTTAATTACTCTAATCTATTCCCCTTATTGCAAATATATAAAAAATTTTTGAAAAAAGCAAATTAATCACCTAGCAACTCTTTTAGTTCATCTTCATCATCACTTGGAAGATTTATTTTTGCTGCTGCCTTTGGTGTCAATCCAAATTCAGTAAGTAACTTGGTGATTTGTATTTGTGCATCTAGTTGGACTTTAATAAGTGGGTTTTTCGTATAAGCACCGTTCTTTGCAACTAACATTAAACCATCGTTCTTTATACTAGTCTTGCACTGTTGGTATAGTTCAACGTTATCTGCTAGAATCTCTAAGACTTGTTCCCACTCACTATTTACTTTTCCGTACTTTTCTTTTAGGTACTTTCTAACTGCGTTTAAGTATTTTACAGTAGAAATAGAATAATCGTTTTTACTCATATATTGATACTTTTAAAATAAATATAAACGAAAATCGAAAAGTATCAATAAAGAAAATGGAAACGACAATTAAGCCGTTTCCATTTTTAGACTAAGAGGTGATTAGCCCCAATTTCCATCCTTATCAACTTGCATACAAAGTTGGTCGTATTTGGCTGCGTTTATCCCTAATTCATCATCAGTAAAATAGGAATCTAGCCAATAAGTTTCCAAACCATACACATCGTTAACATCTGTTGAAATATCAGAGATGGTTTTGCCATTTTCTAACGCTTCAATACTACTATTAAGTGTTGAAATTGCGTCTATTAACGTGAACATTTTAACGTATAGAACGTGAATGATTTTCTTGTTATCAAATGGCACTTCTTTATTATCAGAAGTAACAAATGAATTGGTATCATAGTTGAAATTAATAAATTTCATTGTTTTTGTTATTTAAATTTTATTTCCTACTTTACTATTGGAGCGGTGAGGAAATATAACCACTAAGAACCACTTCAAGTTAATTGAACTTGAAATCAAATTAATCTCAACTGATATTGTGTTTTTCACGCTACTCAACTTCGGTGAAATTTCAATTGAAAGTGCTTTTTAAAAGTTATCCAAGGAATCTTAATACCAACCTTGATAATCTCACTTTTCATTTGAGAACATTGCAAAGATATGAAAAAAAATTGAGATAACCAAGGACTTTAACTTTTTTTCAGGAAATAATTTTATTATAAATCTATAGTATTTTTCAAAAGTCTGTTACTCAGTAACACGTTTTTTTAAAAAGGCTGTTACAAAGTAAACGCTATATATATAATAAGATAATAATATAATTAAATAATAATATAAAAAGATAATATTTTAATATAATATATAAGGGAAAAGTCTATTAATAAGACTTTTCCCAATTATTTAAATTAATATTAATTGAAAGAAAGAAAAAGTATATACTGTAACAGCAAGAACTTAAAGAAAGAAAAACTTTTTTTGAAAAAAAGACTTGAATTTCTCCAAGAAAAGATTATATTTTAGAAAAAAGAAAAAAAACTTTCAGAAAAGTGATACTTTTCAAACTTTCAAGATATTTATTAATAGACACAAGGGCAATGGGACTTCAACATTTGATAAATGAAGTTTTTATAAATGGAAGTCCCAACCCTTTTTGAAACTAACTTTATAAAAACTTCAAAACAATGGAAAATACAAACGCAAACACTTCAAGGAACTTGAACTATAACTTTATTGCAGTTCCAACTAATCTTTTTTTTGCTCTAGACAATAACCTTAGAAACGCTTTAACAGTGCTTCTACAACTTTCAAGTGTCTTTGCTGATTCAGACGGTTACTTTTTCAGAACTAATGAAGACTTGCAAAGCGACTTCAAGATGGGTAAGAACTTAACTATTGCAGTTTTGGAAAGTCTCTATCAGTACGGATTACTTCAAGTTAAGTCTGTTGGATTTACAAAAAAGAACGGCAAAAGACAAGTTAACTTTTTCCGTGTAAATACTGAGAGATTCAAGGACTTTGAACAATACCACATTTACACAATCACCAAGAATGAGGAATTACACCTTGAAACGGTAGATTACAAGTCCAAGGACTTTAAAGTAACCTACACCGCCACAACTGTTGAAAACCAAGATACGACTGGAAACAACCCTACAAGCGTTGATAATCCAATCAGTGAGGAAATACCAAGCAACACTAGTGAAAACGTCCTAGAACGTCAGGAAACACCAAATCCAGACTTCGTGGAAGTTGCAGCACCAACGGAAAGCGATAAGGACTTGGAATATTTGGATTTTGTACTTTCTAGCAACAGCGGTGTTGATGAAACAGAGAAAATCAAGAATGTTGCTAAAGAAGTTGAGGAAATAGAGAAAGAAGAAAAGCAAAAGGAACTTCAACAGAAGTTGGTCGTTAACGTTGATGGGAAAAAGATAGAAACTGCAAGTGCTATACCAACAAACGTTGAAAAAAGATACATTAGCGATACACGTCCAACCAATAAACTTGATGCAACAGTATTGGAAAAGTGCAAGGAACTAGTTAAGCGATACAAGGAAATGGAAATACCAAGTAGCAATCAATCACTAGAACTTTGTAACAAGGCTTGTGCTTACTTTACAAAGCAATATAAAGATGGCTTTATAGACTTGGAAGACAAAGACCATTTAATTAGGGCTACCGTTCAAGAAAGATTCCGTAAGCACAGAATCTAATTAAAAAAGATACTTCAAAATTTGGAATTTACAAAAATTATCTATATCTTTGCAATAGTTCAAATTTAATACTAAATACTATAACACAAGGAAACTAACAGCAATACCAATGAACGACGGCAAATCTAAAAAATGTTTCCTGTTTTTGAAAATAACTACTTCAAAAAGTGAACTTTTCAATTTTCAGATATATTTATTAATAGAAAGCAAAAGAAATAACTATTAATAAAAAATATCTTGAAAAAATGAATAAGTATTTAGTATCAATTGTTGCAGTGGTTTCACTGCTAATTTCAATTTGCCTTAACTTGTATCTTGTAGGCGAAACAACCAAGGAAATACAGTATAAAAAACAAATCTTGGAACTAAGGGAAAAGCAGATTTTTACTAGTTCAATGGCACTGCAAACAGTGTATCAAGATTCTATAAATAACACTGTAGAAAAATGGTTGGAAGATGGTACAAGTAAGTAACAGAACTAAGCCACTTCACCAACAGTTTAGCAAACTTGATAACACTGTAGTTTCTGCTTTCTGTGATTCATTTAGTAGCGTTAAGTGGATAGCAGATTATAAAGACGGTGAAGATGAATTTTGCGGAATAGATTTACAGTTAACAGCGCAAACTAAAAGTAAACTTCAAACCTACGACATTGAGATAAAAAGTAGAATCACACAAACCAAGTGGTTTCCCAATTCTGATTGTTTCTTTGAGTGGGAAAAGTGGTATAAGATGAATCAGTGGGACAACGATAAGAAACTGTATATTGTAATCTATCCCAACTGCAATAAAATTGCCATTTGGCACTTAAACAGCGAACTGTTTAAGAGGTCTGAGAAAGACTATATAGAAATGAAAAAGAACACTTGCAAGGGTAGTAACCAAGTAACTAAACTAGTTTACCGTTTAAAACTCAAAGATGCAAAAGTGTTTGATTTCAATCTAACTGAATATAAAGAAAAGTATAATGCCATTTATCAAAAGATTGCCCAGTAAAAAGAAAAAGCGTTGGGATAACAAGCGAAAGCGTAACCGTACCGATAAGGAGAAACTAAGGGTTAAACTATATAATAATTCCAAGTGGAAGAAACTAAGACTAGGTTATTTAATCAGCCATCCACTTTGTGAAAAGTGCCTTGAAAAAGGAAAAGTGACATGTGCAACTGATATACACCACATTAACAGTCCTTTTGATGATGGGTTAACGGAAGCGGAAAGACTTGGCAGATTGCTTGACCCCAATAACCTAATGGCACTTTGCAAGGAATGTCACGGCAAATTGCACTTTAATCAACAAAAAATGTAATTTTTGGAAGTTTGAATATATTTATATATAGATGTTTGTAGTTTGCAACTTTTTTTTTTCTTTTGCCATTATTCTTACAAGTT